CCGGTATTTGCTGTCCCCGACACTCCGCCGTTTGTTCCTGTCATTGCGCCGGCACCACCGGCTGCATAACTAACAGAAGATCCGGTGATTGTTGTCGTGTATCCCGCTCCGCCCACACCTGCAGTGTTGGCGCTGCCGTCGGCGCCAGCCGAAAGCGCACCACCGCCACCGCCAGAAGCGTTTGTATTATTGCCAGCCGTAAAAGCGGAACCACCTGAAAATGTCCCAGAGTAAGACATTTCGTTTAGTCCAGCAAACACAGTAGGCCCCCCCGCCCCGCCGGCAAAGCTTGGAGTGTTAGCGCTTTGGTGCCCCGCGCCACCGCCAGATCCACCAGCCGGCGGAGCAGGAGACCCTCCATTGGTGTTGGAAAATCCACCGTTGCCTCCCCCGCCTGCCGCAGTGATTCCAAATGAGCTCGAGCTTCCGCTTGAACTACTACCTCCGCCTCCCCCTACTGCAATTGTGTACGAAGTTCCTTTGTTTATCTTTCCAGGGGTGAACGCGATTACTTGGCCCCCGCCGCCTCCGCCTCCGCAAGTATTAGTTCCGGCGGTTTGACCGCCGCCGCCGCCGCCGCCAACAATCAGCAGTTCAACGGGAACGGTAGGCGGAGTGCCAAGAAACTGGGATAATGTAGACATTAGATAATCCTCCAGCCACGGGTGGCATCAACGTAGTATAGGGTGACGGTAATTTCCGCCGTGTCGATTGTCATATTTTCCGCAAGCGACATGATGTTCGAGCCGTTACGGGCAATAACAGTATCAGTAAAAGCTCCGGCAATTGTAATCGATACTTCCGCCCCTGCTGATGGGCTGGCCGGAAGGGTGATGGTCAATCCAGCAGCGGTGACAGAACATCGCTCCTTATCGACCAGTGTCTTATCAATTGCCGTCGTGGTGATTGTATAGGAAGGAAATGGACCGGTCGCTCCGGTAATGCCGATAGGCCCAGTTGGCCCAGTCGGACCGGTCATCGCTGCTGCTGCATAGGCGCGAGGGCCAAGTTCAACCCACTGGCTAGTATCAGCGTCAATGACATAGGTATAAAGGATTCCAGCTTCTTCGTCAAACCATTCATCCCCTTCTAATGGAGAAGCCGGAGGACTTAGGCTTGACAAGAAAGCCGCAGCGCCAGTCGCGCCGACGGGGCCTATTGGTCCAGTAGCTCCGGTGGGGCCTAGATAACTGTAGTTTTTAGGACCTAATTCAACCCATTGACTTGTGCTAGCGTCCGAAATATAAGTATACAAAACTCCGGCATCATCGTCAAACCATTCGTCGCCCTCGGCGGGACTGGATGGTGGTGTGCTGGTAGATGCAAAAGCAGAGACTCCGGTTGCGCCCACCGGACCAGTGGCGCCAATAAAATTATAATTTTGTGGCCCAATTTCGACCCATTGGCTGCTATTCGCGTCAGTATAATAAGTATATAAAATTCCGGCTTCTTCGTCAAACCATTCGTCCCCTTCAACAGCGCTGATTGGCGGGGTCGTCGTAGAGCTAAATGCTCCAGCCCCTGCCGGTCCAGAGGGACCCGTGGGGCCAGTAGCGCCAGCGGGAGCGACAAATGCTTTAACCTCCCAGCCAGTGCCATTCCACAACCAGGTACGGCCCTCGAAGGTGTACTCCTGATTTAGAGTTGGAGAAGCGGGAAGATCAATACTTGGCATGATGGTTACAGGTCGTTAGTGTTGACGTTGGGGAAAGCCCTGTTGGGTCCCCAAATGATGCGGACTGCCCCACCGCCGCCGTTGGCCTGTTCGGCAGTAGTGTTATCAGCCCCGCATCCGCCGCCACCATAAAGCCCAGGTCTAGATAGGTTACCTGTGCTATAAACGTTGCCTGGAGCAGTTGCGCTTGCTTGAGAGGCATCGCCGCCCCCAGATCCACCAAAGCCGCCAGCGCCATCATTGGCCGATCCCGCTCCACCATTGCCGCTGGTTCCCTCGCCAAGTAAGCCGACGCCTCCGCCGGAACCAGCGGAGTCTCCGGTTCCGCCGGTTCCACCCCCGCCTCCACCTCCGCCGGTACCAGCAAGACCGGGCCGCGCAGTGCCGCCAGTAGAAGCACCCCCGGCGCCACCAGCGCCGCTATAGCCACCGGCACCGCCGCCGCCGCCAGCATCAGAAATAGACCCTCCCCTGGTGCCGCCGCTGCCCCCGTTTCCGCCGCCATCACCAACAAAAGTTCCACCCGTTCCCGCCGTGTCGCTTGAGCAGGCACCACCTCCGCCGCCATTACCTGCAACAGTGGAACTGTTAATGAAAAGACTTTGACCGCCCGATCCAGCGGTTCCCGTAGTAGCCCTGGTCCCGCCTGCTCCAACGGTAACGGTATAAGACTGGCCAGGAACTACTGCGATATTGTTTTTCCAACCAAGACCGCCACCACCGCCTCCCGAGGAGCCGTTTCCGTTTGCTGCAGGTCCGCCACCGCCTCCAACGCAAACCACGCAAACGCTGTATACACCAGCGGGAGCAACCCAGCTAGTCGTACCCGCCGTAGTAAATTGGGCCTGCCCAACTGGCTGCTCTTGAAAGAATGGGACCTGTTGAATCGTCATGTTAACCCCGCTCCAGATACAACGTATTCATTGGAAGCAACGCAGAGTATATTTGCTAGACCTCTTTGGGCCAAAGTACGATTACCGGTACTAGCAGTGCCAGCGAATCGTAGCGTAACATTACTAGTAGTAATTGTTATATTTGCCGCTGAGTCATTATAAATAACGCACATATCTCCAACCGAAAAACCTGTGCTGGAGTTTATTGTGACGCCTGTTGTTGTGTCAATGTATTTACCAGCATCGGCAGCAACTATTGTGGTATTAAGGCTTTGAGGAATACCAAGAAGAGCGGGGCCTGTAGCGCCGGTCGCCCCGGCACCAGTGGCTCCGGTTGCGCCGATAATGCCGGTCGCCCCGATGGGGCCTTCAACCCCAGTGGCCCCGCTGACACCAATAACGCCAGTGGCACCCGAGGCTCCCACGGCGCCAGTCGCCCCAGAAACACCAATAACGCCGGTGGCGCCCTGGTCGCCAGTCCGCACGAAATCGACGACAAGCGCATCGCTATTTGCGGGCAATGTCCCCGAAACGTAAGTAACTGTAATCTTGTAATAACCTGTGGCAGGCGTGACTGCCGTGACTTGAAAAATATTAGTAACTGTTGATGTGCTAAGAGCGCTTTGAATCGTTATGTATCCCTTGGAGACATTAGTGGAATCATCCCAAGTCGCAAACCAAGAAGTTTGATTTGTACTGCCTACGTCAACATCATCGATGAATATCTGTGTTACAGATCCAATCGTTCCACTGTTATACTGAAGAATACCGGTACCTGGATCTGAATCCGCAACCGCAGTGCTGAAATTATAAGGAACTCCACCGCGAACCCCGGTGGCACCAGAAACGCCGATTACCCCCGTCGCACCACTAACGCCGATAACTCCGGTGGCGCCCGACACGCCAACAGGGCCGGTGGCGCCTGATACGCCAATAACGCCTGTGGCGCCGACAGGGCCTTCAACTCCGGTGGCGCCAGAAATGCCAATGACGCCCGTGGCCCCAACGGGCCCGGCGGGTCCCGTGGCGCCCTGCGGACCATAGATTTTAGGGCCTAACTCAATCCACTGACTAGTGTTACCATCGGCAACGTAAGTGTACAGAATGCCCGCGTCTTCGTCGAACCATTCGTCACCCTCGACAGGGCTTACCGGTGGGTCTATGCTGGAAGTGAATCCAGTCCCACTGCCACTGCCTCCGGCACCAATCTCAACGATAGATTCCGTCCCGTTATTCTTTTTAAGAAATAACTTTCCGTCAAAAGTATTTACAGCTAATTCGCCAAGCGCAATCTGTCCCGTTGTTGGAACCGCTGACGGAACAGCACTACGCCTAATTTTAATCGTATTTGCCATTTGGGCTCCCGTTGATTGCTATAAAGCAGGGTTAAACTCTGTATATACAGAGCGTATTGACGTCAGAAGCTTCCGCCGTCAATGTCGAAACCTGACGTGGTTCCGTCCTCTAAGAAGGTTACCAAATCACTTAGCGCAACTTGCACCATTGTGCCGGCATCATTGATGACCATCCGATCAGCTAGGGCCAAAGTGGTGGCAGTCGCGGTGGTCGAGCCATCAATAACTGCAGCTTCAGTTGACGTCAGAGCCGCGAGTGAGGTTGCCGTGCCGCTTGCCATCCCGGCAAGGGTTGCCAGTTCCGCATCGTAGCCCTGGACGTCCGTGCCGATCACCAGGCCGAGGCTGGTACGCGCACCGGCGGCGGAGGTGGCGTTAGTACCCCCGTTGGCCAGGCCCAGAGTGCCAGCCAGGGTAACTGCCCCAGTCGTACCGGTACTAGGGGTCAGGCCTGTCGTACCAGCCGAGAATGACGTGACGCCAGCATTGGCGTTGGTGAGGTTGTAGCTGCTATACCACTGTGTCGTGCTGGAAGCATTGAATTCCATCACGCCGCTGACGGCTAGCTGGATGCTTGCGTTCGTAGAAAGAGCATCAATGGCTGCCCCAGTGGCGGGGAAGATATTGATAGGATTAGCGCCTTTGTTGACAACAACGATGCGACGACCTTGTGTCGCCGTCGGCAATGTAACACCAGAAGGGTTAGCCGCTGCCGTCGTAATGATGTTATAGTCGCTCGTCAGAGCACCCTGGCCCTGAACATTGGTGCCAGCAGTAACGTTATTGCTCGTGCTGAACGTTTCTCCACTAAGTGCTGGACGAGTCAGCGATGGATCAGTGCTGAATACCACCACTCCAGTACCGGTCTCGTCGCTGATGACGCCGGCAAGCTGGGAGGAGGATGTAGCGGCAAACTGCGCAAGAGTGCCGTCGGTATAAGCGACCGTACCACCGGCACCAAAAGCAACGGAAGACGAATCCGTGCCAGTGAAGGTCAGCGTATTCGACGCCGTAAGCGTCTTTCCATCAGCGATAGTCAGCGTAGAACCAGTCGCTGGAGCTGTAATGGTGACCTTGTTGACAGAGGTTGCGCTAGCCGCCCCCAAGGTCGGAGTGACAAGTGTCGGCGAGGTCGCGAACACCAAAGAGCCGGAGCCCGTTTCGTCAGTAATCGCTGCCGCCAGGTTTGCGCTTGTGTCACTGATGTCATAACCCGCGAAAGTCGTGGGCGTGGTACCGGCCGTGATTCGCCCGTATGTGTCAACGGTGACACTGCGGTAGGTACCTGGCGTGCCGATAATGCCGCTCGTCAGGTTGATCGAATCAGCGCTAATCGTCAGCGAGCCGCCGCCAGTTGAGGCGACATCCAGCGTATTGCCACTCTTCGTGAGGCCCGCGCCGGCCGTAATCTGCCCAGCACCAGAGAACTGAGTAAACGAAAGAGCATCGCCAGTAAACGCCGTATAGCCAGCGCCCGACTTACCCATCCTGATAGGAGGAGGAGCAGTTTGAATGAATCCGTTGCTACCGTTAGTGGTACCACCAGAAACAAATACATAGTCACCGGAGGTGATCTCACCAGTTGGGCCATTGTCGAAGTCAGTTGTCCTTGTCCAGACGCCGTTTGCGCCAGAGCCGACAGTGGTGACGTTGTATACGCCGTTGTAAGCAGCGGTCGTGTGATCCTTGACGAGGATGCGCTGGCCAACGGTTAGAGTAGCGCCAGAATCAACACTATTGGGGCATCCGCTTAGTGTTGCGCCAACTCCAGGGTCGCCAGTAACGCCAATACTCAGGCCAGTACCATTGGTTAGGGTGGCGTTGGCGCCGCCGAAGGCAGCGGATAGTTTGACTTGATTAAGCGCTGGAACAGTAGTTACATAGTAGGTAGTATTGGCAGTCAGTCCAGTTCCAGTTACGGTATCACCAGTGCGGACCTGAGAGTTGATATTTAGCCCGTGATTAGCACCAAACGTAATTGTGTCAGTGCCCGTAATTGTGGTAATCGTTAAAAGAGTACCGCCGGACGCATATGCATATGAAACGGCAGCATTGGTCGCGAAATCTGCGGCGCCGTGAACATTCAGACTCTGGGCAATCGAGTCGGCGTACTGCTTGTTGACGCCGTCGGTCGGGAGTTGCGGTGCGGCAACGTCAAGAAGTCGTTGACTATTGAGGCTGACAGGAGCCGTAGGCGCCGCCATCTGATCCAGACGGCTGGTGCGAACCTGCGTGTCGAAGTCAGAGATTTTTGCCGCAGTCAGCGAAGGAATGTCATTTGCAACTAACGTACGAAATGTTGGACTGCCAGTCGTCCCGTCAGGAGCACCAAAAATAGTGTTAGCAGTCTGCGACGCCAGAGTGCCAGTAAGAGTACCGCTGCCAGTGACAGGCGAGTTGCTTACGGTAAAAATACTGGGCAGGCTGAGGCCAACGCTGGTGACGCTACCAACGCCATAGCCAAGAGATTTTACAAATGCAGTAGTCGCCAGACGCGTCGAGTTGTCACCGGTTGCCTGCGTGACACCGACGGCACTATTGGCGCCTGTCCCGGTAAGGCTTACGACTCCACTTAATGTTTTATCACCGGTGATCGTCTGGGTTGTATTAAGCGTCGTAAAAGAGCCAGGCCCTGCGATCGAAAGAATGGAGCTAGCTGATCCGCCTGCTCCGCCGGTGCCAACACCATAATATAGAGTAGAGTCTTGCTCGTTAAACGCTAATTCCGCATTCGCAAGCGAAGAAGGCGCACCGGCAGCACCACCAGCAAGACGCCTTTTGATGCGTACGGTATTGGCCATTTAGGGGGAGATCGCTTATCTATTTTTCCTAATTAATAAAACCTAAAAATTACCGCCATCCGTAAGTGTTATAATCGTATTCTGATCATTCGCAGTAAACTTTCCAGTAGACTCGTTCCATACCAGAACACTTTTGTCAACTTTTAAGCCAACATTTACATCAGTGAGGTCAGATAGAGCCGTTGCGCCGGTCGGTCCCATCGGTCCGACGGCCCCGGTGGCGCCAGTAATCCCCACTCCAGTGGCCCCCTGCTCCCCGGTGGCCCCGGTTGGCCCCATGGGCCCGATGACGCCAGTTGCGCCAGTGATTCCTACCCCCGTGGCGCCCTGCCCCCCGGTAACCCCAGTTGCCCCCTGGACGCCAGTCGGCCCCTGGATCCCGATGGGCCCCTGCGGGCCAACTACCGCCGCATCTACTATTTCAACGACTGGTTCGAGCTCGACATTAACAACTACAACGTCTCCCTCTTCGACGCTTACGGTTGCTATGCTATCCGTTATTTGAATAACAGGTTCAGGCATCGGCATCCTCTGGAGCAGTCAGTCCAGGATCAATTGTAACAAGTCCCTCCAGCCAGTAGTCCCTCGTTTGGTCCGCATACACAACCATTAAGTCCCAAGACGCAGGCTTTTTCAACGGAGTTGTTTCTTCCCAATCTAAAATCATTTCAAGCTCGCCATCTACTTCGTTGATTACATTGATTTCAAAATCAATAATTTTATTTCGACGCTTAGAGTCCCAGATCTGCGCAAATACTTGATGACCGCTTAGGTCGATTGGTAGCGTAATTTGACGCTTGAATGTCGCCCGTTGATATATCGTAATATCGTACCGTCCGGGCGTCATCGGGAAAGCCCCGCAGTATTTCTATTGTCAGGATTCCGAAAATGACCTCATCCTTGCAGGCTACGCAAACAGAGAGAAGGGAAGAGACGAATATTGCCTCAAGTCTTGAATTTGAACCACGGTAGCGTTCACTGCGTTCGTGTAGTTGGCAGTACGGTACGTTATCTTATAAAGAAAGCGAAATTCCTTTGAGGGGAAATCCGTTAGGTGAAGTGCCGAGAATGTTTCGTTTCTTGCATCGGTTTGATTCGAGTACTGCACCTGACCCATAAGGGAAAGGATTGAAGACTTCAAGTTGTTAGTCGCAATGATATAATAGTTTATATATTTATTCGTGTCGACTTCAGCCAAGGACCAAACCCCTAAAGTATCCAGGTTATAATATGGGTGAACAGTGCCTGGCTTCAAGGGAAAATTAGTCGCTTGATCTATCTTCCATGTATTGCCCAGCTTGTACAGTACCGGAATCCTGGCCGGTCCCTGAAGATCTTGTTGGAAGTTTTCAAATTCTGGCGTAGAAGAATGAGTGACTGTAATCTTTAAGTCTTCGTCGAAAAAGGTGCCATTTCCAAGATCGAATTGTGCATGGGCGTCCAAGGTGCCGTTGCCATTGATGATATAGTTGGCAATATCAAATCCATTTGCGATAGCAGCACCGCGAGTGCGATGCAGGTATTCGTGCGTCTGCCAGTCGAGCACTATACCATGTCGTTCTTCTGCAAAGTAAGGGCAGATCTGGCTTTCTGCATCCCAGTAGACATAGGCGGTCGGGGCTTCCGTGTTCCAATAAAAATAATCTTCTTGAACACCCAGGACTCCTTTGTCACCAAAATAAATGAAATAAAGCCCGGTCTCGTCTGGGATCTGAACACTTAATGGCTTTCGTATCATGTAACGCTTTCCCTGGACCCAAACGCGAAAGCTGGTGCCAACGGGCGTGATCGTGAAAGTTCTAGTAGCGTTATCGAAATTGATTGTACTTTCATTACGATCCGTGTGCCCCATTGGCTCCCCACGTTCTGTTAGTCCAACGAGCGTATCAACTTCGCCGCGAGTTACGCCACGAGGACGTGGATAATGTTCGCTCGCAAAAGTGGGAATCCAGTTGGTGCCATCAAAGGTCAGGACTTGATCCTTTTTGACGTCATCAACGGCGACGTCACGAAGATCACCAAGATGAACGTCTGTTGCGACTAGGTCCTTGCCATCGCGTCCGTCCTTACCATTGACTCCATCCTTGCCGGCCTTCCCGGACTGAACCAGCAACATGCGATCCTGTATGGACTCTTCGAGCTCCAGGAACCGCGCCTGCAATTCATCGATATATACTTGAACTGATTCCCGCCGTTGAAGTGATAGTTCTGGCCGAGTTTCGGTCCTGGCAGTCCTGATCTCAGTGATTGCACCATGCACAATCGTGCCTGAATCAAGGATATTGAAAGACGGAAACAAGCGCCTTAGCTGGGCGAGAACAATATCAAGCGGTTCGTCGTCGAAATCAACAATCCACAGATGCCACAGTGCCTCGAAGTCCTCTACTTCTGCAAACTGTGAAACGTAAATGACAATACCATCTTGCAACTCCAGCGAAGGACGACCCTCTGCAATGCGAACCCTTGCGGACGCGCCAATGATTGCGTCGCTGACAAGCGTGCGATATATATCAGCGGACGAAAAAATCATTAGCTCAGTTCGATCCGCTAGTTTTCCTGCTTATTATAGCAAGGCATAAAAAACCCCGCACTAGGCGGGGTCGGATAATTTCGTACTAACGAAATCAGGCAGGGGTGTCGGTAGCGTCGACGTTGGTGAGGCGAGCAGCGGCGCGGCCGTTGATCAGGGCCAGGCCACAGAACCACTCAACGCGAGTCACCAGGACGGGGGAATCGGTTGCTTCGCCGAGGTCACGCACCTGCGGGCCACCATTCTGGATGCCGGTCAGGTGATCATTGCCGAAGGACACCACGTAGATCGACTGATCGGTGGGGTCGCTATCGAGAACAGCAACGTTTTTGTGGTCGCGGTCCACCTCGAGCACGGGGAGGCCACTGTACACAAGCTGCTGACCGCCGAACTCAGAGCGAGAGATGTCGATCTGGCCGGAAGCGCGAGCAACGGCGCTCAGGTGACGACGAGCCGACTTCGACATCAGCAGGTACTTCTGACCACCTTGGGCATCAACAGCATCGATGGCTTCGTCAAGCTTGTTCAGGTCCAGGCCTGCAGCAGCGCCAGCGTTTTCGATGATCTGAGAATGGGATCCAGCCTCGGCGGCGGGCAGACGAACGCTCAGGCCATCGAACTCAGCAGCGTTGCTGTTCGAGTCACCGTTGAAGAAGAGCGCTTCGAAGGCCAGACGCATTGCACGAGTCTTGGCCTGGATTTGATAGGCGCGAGCCTGGGGGCCCTCGAGCTCCACAATAGCCCGGTCAACTTTCACGTCACCACCGAAAAGCTTCAGAGCTTCGCTGTACTGACGGACTTCAGCATAGCTCTCGGAGTAACTATCGTTGAAGGAGCGGAAACCAATGTCGCCAAGCTCCTCTTCACGCTTGTAGAACAGGCCAGAGCCCTGAACTTCGCGGAAGGGAATGGTGCTAGTAAGGGGGCCAGCAGCAAGCTCAGTGATAATCGCCAGTTCCTGGGGATTACGACTATGCTTTTTGGCCTCAGCCAGAGTAAGTGCCATGAAAATTACCTTTGATAAAACAGGCAAAGATGGGTGATTTGCAGATCCCGCGTCTCGCGGCTAACCGGCTCGACACCCTCTTACCCTGTCGTCTCGACTGAGGTATTCAGGTATCTTCAACCTTTAGGTTACCGAGTAGTAGCCGCTTCTAGACTGAACGAGTAAATTTATAAAAAAAAGAGGGGATAAACCCCTCCCTTCTTTTTGTCACAAAAGTTTATCCGAATGCGACTTCGAACAGGTCATTCGGGGAGAGCTCTGACAGGTCTTGCGACGTCAGGCCGCTAGCGTCAGTTCCGCCAAGTCCAAGCCCGGATCCAGAGCCTTTTGCGCTCCTAAAGAATGTTCCATAGATGGCATGGCTTTTAAAGCCACTCAGGTATTCTTCAGGCGCAATGCGCTTGCCGGTATCCGCATCCAGGATCGGATCACCGTTGCTATCGACGACGGTCACCGTGCCATTGGGCTCCAGGCGGAAATTCGACCCCAAACGATCAGCTAGCATGTCAAAGAACGACACGCCATCTGCCGCATCAGTACGCCCACCCGCAGCAAAGAAGACCTTCTCCAGGGCATAACGCTTGCGGAACTCTTGCAGTTGGACCTGATAGACTTCGGCTTTCTTGTTGGCTTCAGCGGCCTGAGCACCATACTTCTCCTCGAGCAGGGAGGTGCGCTCCTCGGCGGCCAGGCGTTCGCGTTCAGCGATGGCAGCTTCTTCTTGAAGGCGACGATATTCTTGCGGGTTGATCTCAGCAAACTTCTCAAGCTGAGCAGCCTTGTCGCGAAGCTCCTTTTCGTACTGCTTGCGGGACTCGCGCTCGGCCTTGAGGGCCTTGAGCAGGTTATCGACCTCTGACTTGGGGATCAGATCGGAATTCAACGCCTCCTGTTCAAGCTGTTGAGCGTCAGCGGCGACTGTCTCAGTCACCTGATTTTGTTCTTCTGGCATGGTAAGCCTGGGGCGTCACGCCCCTGAATGTGCGTGGTAGTATGCCAATCAAAAGAGGTGTGGCTAGCGCAACCCTAGCAAACGCTTGATTGCGTCATTCGACGCCTTCCTTTGAGTTTCGCGCTCCAGTTGCGCCGCTCGATTCGCCGCCTGGACTGTTTTCGCTGTTTCAATTAGTGGGTCCATTTTAATTAGAATGAAGGTCAGGCCTACTGAATCTGGGGCCAGGTAACCGAAGTCGTATAGTCCTCGCCATCATCCGGGGAATAGGGAACTTGATCGACGTAGGCTCGATCACCTTTTGTAAATCCACAATAAATATATCCAAAGTTTCCGCTCTGGTTATTTTTAGTGTTATCCAGGAATACCGTCGATGTCTGCCCCGGGTACGCCCCGGCCGGCCTAGGGACTACCGTGTTCAAGACGTAAGAATCTTCCGGTATTAAATATGACAATGCAGCTTTTGCTACGTCCTCATCAACCCTGCCAAAAGATGCAAAATGAGAATTTATTGCGTCTGTCGAAAAGTCAATACTGTAAATGAATTGGCCACCAATATAAAGGTCGAAGTTGTCGTCAACAACAATATTTGTGTTGGCCACTATAATAAATCCGCCAATAGAGGAGAGCACTACCCCTTTCTCATCCTCGGGAGCGACGGTACCCTGATACCTCAAATCATCTCTGAGAATTTTTTGCCGTTGTTCCGTCGGTAAAGCATTCCATTCTTCCCTTGTTAATACTCTGACCTGACCAGTCCTGGGATCGGTCAGGATTACTTTATCATCAACAAAAGTTACACTATAACCACCCGATCCGTTGCTTGATCCATATCCCAAAATTTGATTTGTTTGCCAAAAAAGAGTGGCTTCTTTCGAGTATGGACGCTTGATCATTGTCAGAAAACCACCGTTAAAGGGGTTTTTTGACTCCTTGACCCTGGAACGTTCAATATATCCGACAATACGCGGGGGGCTCCCGCCATCCAGCTCTGGTAAGAGCTCTTGACCGTTGACACATTGTACCGGTAGTACGCCGTGGCCCCCATCGACGCGGCCTTATCACCAAGCGGAATAGTCAAATTGGCAGCGCGAGAGACCTGTAAGTTAGTCTTTGCTGTTGCTATTAGTGCTTGCAGATCCGGATCCATTTTCAGTCATCAACTGCAAATTGAATTCGATAGGTAATCGTTGAGCCCGGGGCCAGTGTGAGGCTAGGAGATTCTGTCAGCAGGGAATGAAGATAGAGCTCGTCAATGTAGCCGCCGACCCCATCTGGTTTGCCAAGGACGACATAAACACTATTAAACGAATACCCCAGTCCAGTCGCCTCGAAGACGGCATCGATGTATTGATTGGCACCAGCAACGCCGCCCATCTCGTAGCGCTGATCGGTCGAATCATAGGCGCCAGTTTCAATGATATCCGTAAAATCAGCGTAGCCGTTACCAGAAATCTTAATTGAATCCCAATTCGCTACGGTCGAAGAAGACGTGTAACCCTGAGTGGTAAGATTTGCCAGGGAAACACGAGCCCGGTACCCTTCGTAGCAGAGGTCGGCAATGCGAGCTAGCTCAGGAGTGGCGATAACAGAGGTGAGAGCCATGGAGATTAATCGGATGCGTTAGTTTGCCAGGGAGTCACGTCAAGCCACAGTCCAAGTCAAGATACCATCGTTACTCCAGGCAATCTTAAAGTTTGTAC